CTTCTTTTTCTATAAATTCAGATAAACTACCTTTTTCTTTATTTGTCTCAATATTACTAACGAACCAACCGTCTGTTGGAGTAGAATTAAATAGGTTAGAACCAATCGCGTGAATACTTTCTTCTTGGAGTTGCGTTGTTATAACATCTCCAACTTCAAAGTCCCCTGGCTCAGTACCTGTGTTATACCGCCCGTGTCCTTTTGTTGGGCCTCCAGAAGTTGAAGCAGGAAATAACGAGTTACTAGAAGTGTTATCCCAGATTTTCACTAACCCCGCGCGTATAAGTATACTATTACGGTATTGCTTTACTTCAACAGTTGTAGTATGCCAATTTGAATTATCTAATAACGCGTCCATATCCGACACTTCAAAGAAGAAATATTTACCATCAATAGACGAGCCATCAGCGTGTTCTATTCCTGTTACCTCTACTCTTTTGATACCTTCAACTCTAGATTGACTACCTTCATAATCTAAAGTGTGATATGATTTTATACTACTAGGCATGTCGTTTAACAACACATCCACATGTGATTCTGTAAAACTATCATAAAAAGTATTTCTATCTACACCCTCGTCATGGTGTTTATAAAGCTTACCATCTTTCAATGTAAAATAATCATTTGCACAACTAATGGCATTGTCAGGCACAAAAGATTTAAAACTAACCCAACCTCTTATGTCTTCTTTAAACGAAACTGTAGTGCCCGTGGTTGGTAGCGTTAAGTTGTATTCATCTTTTTTATCATCATAACTACCAATTAATAAATCGTTATTTTTAAGATTATCTTTAAAGTAATCTTTCATGCCAGCATCGGATATAGGTGTCAACCCATCTTTTGATAATCTCATTACAGCGCCTCTAACTTTATCTGTAAAATAAGCTCTATAAGATTCAGACGCAAACGACTCTGGATTGCTTGATATACCATACTCACCTACAAAAGGTCTAGATTGCCCTAAAACTCTATTTGTAGCAGTCAACTGAGGACTACCGTCTGCTTCAAAAACAGCGTCTTTATCTGCTAGTATTTGTACTACTTTATCTTCACATAACGCTATTAAATCAGAATCTCTAGAGTGTAGTTTTTGAATACTACCATATACAGGGTTTAGATCTTTAGTTATTTTTTCTGCGGCTATAAATTGGTTTAAATTATTAATACCGCCAATACTGTTGTAAAGCCCGGAGTATATTAATCCACTTTTTCTACGATCTAATCTATAATCCTCTTCATCTTCTAATGTTGTAGATACTCTAGCCCCATTGTCAATAAATGGTAAATTAAAAGTATCTCTAATCCTATTTGATTCTACACCGTTACCAAAAGAAAAGCAATTGTGCCAATTTAGAGTGTATTTTTTATTGTATAGTTCTTCACCTATAAAAAACTTAGTAGCATTAGCATCAGAACCCTCCCAACCAGTCACTACAACATTTACAGAGCTACCGTCGGGTTTCGCAATGCGCAGGGTAGATTGCTCGACTATATAAGGCGCTCCGACGAACGGATCTGGTAGTTCTATTTTCGACCCAAGTATCATGTACCAACCGCTCTGAGCGTTTGCACTCATTGGTTCGTTATATGGGATAAAGCCAACACTAGCAACTAATGTTCCTTCTGAAATACTAGCGGAATTCCCAGTGTGGGTCACAGTTGAGCCAATGGGGATTGCTAAATGCTTAGTGTCATCTTCTAATTTAACAGGATTTAAGCCACTAGCCTCGTAATATACATCTAAAGGTGTATTTTCTTTTGGCTCTGTTTCCCATATTGCTGGATTGTCAGGCAGAACGCTATCCGCTTCAACCTCTTCTAAAAACTCAATACTATAACCAAGCGCGTATAGACCTGGGTTTGTTAAACCGTATGTAGGAGCATTTTGCTCATTTATTCTATTAGCAGAAAATTGACTATAACCATTCATTTTTGCTTGCTTAAATACCATTGACTGACTAACCGTTGGTGCAGTAGCAAATATTAAATGGGTGCTTTGCAGTAACTTAGAATATCCTGTTAAATGAATATTATACTTAGTAGCGGTTTGTTTTTCGATTTTCCATATTGCTAGATACTCTTTGTTGCTCGTGCCATCGTATGTAGTACCACCATCGCTATGGCTAACCAATATCATTCCTTCTTTTATTGGCCAAGAGCCTCTAGTGGGATCAATTCCAATTGGACTTGCAACAGAAACAATAAGGTTTCCGTGAGTATTAGTGGGTGCAAAAGCACTATGATCTATCGTTATTTCTAAACCACCAGTTATAGGGCCCGCAGTCCCTGTTGGCACCCAGTTCATTTGCCCATCGTTGTTTGGGTTTTTAACTCTTAAATCCCAATTTCTGGTGAAGTTTGGAGATAGTTGAGCAATTTGTAAATTCCAACTATAGCCACTAGACCAAGGGTAAACGCCACTAACATGTCCTTGTGTTTCATCAGTAGGGTTACCATCATTAAACCTAAGCAGTTGACTATCCACTTTGGACTGCACCGTATATACTGTTTGTTCTGGGTCATCTCTAAATCTAAACTTTTTACTCGAATTAAATTGACCAACTAAACTCTTTGTAGCGTCGTCTTGGTAATATGAATTACCACCATCATACCCAACGTTGAAAAAATTATCAATAGACTGTTCATTTGAAGTTGATACGTCATCGTGGTATATACCGCCAATAGCAATGCTCAATGTGGCTTGGGGTGAGCCCGCTGCATAGTTCGATATACCACTTTTATTTCCATTTGATTGGCTGACATAGCCCCAATGTAAACTATTATAGTTAGTGCTTCTAGATCCAAAGTATTTATGAGCGTCAATAAACCAAACTTCTTCTTCGTCTGGATCTTGATTTGGATATTTATCTGCCTGTTTTAAGTTGGTGTATTGTCTATAGTGCGGATTATTGTTCCAAGCACCGTCCCAGTAATTTGCCCCTCCACAAGTGTAGTCTAGAAACTCATTTTTCCAATGATCACCTAATCCAAAACGATATTGCCCAATAGGCTGTGGATTACCATTATCATCATTATGCTCCACAGAGCTAGGTGGGTATTTGTAGTTTCTAAAAAAAGGCGCTAATCTGCCAAAAGTATTTGACGCACCGTTGGTATTAGTGCTTTCATACATATTAGCTACCTCGCCTATAGCAGCGTTATTACCTAGTCCAGTTATAGCGGCTGAGTGGATGGCATTGTGATTAGTAAAGGGACTTAGGTAATATAATTTTTTACTAACAACAACCTTGTAGTCGGTGGCGCTTTGATTGGTGCTCACATTACTTTTAAAGATACTGTCTTGTACTATTTTAACAAAAAATCTACCATCAAATTCTGGTGAGTTTTCTTTTTTGTATTTATATACCCTCACTATCGTGTTATCTAATATTTCGGTACCATCATTAATAAAATCAACGTCATCACCAAGTTGCTTGTCTAGTTTTATAATATAAACAGGGTTGCTAGTCGTTTGATGTCTCCAATTGGTATCAATTTTACTTATTCTATATCGCTGAGAAATAGAGGACGATGTTAAGTTGGTAAACTCTACGTAATGTACGCTACCGTCATCAACTAAATCCAAATTTGATCCACTACTGTTTCTAAAAGGCTCGTATTTTAGTTTAAATTCTTTAACACCTGGAATCGGCGTACCCGCAAGAGTGCTACCAAATAAATCTGTAGAACTAGCACTTTCAACGTGCATGTTTTCAGCTATTACGGTTTTTTTAGTTTTAATAAAGTCGGGCGCTTCGTTTTCTATAGCTATAACTTTATATCTAGCCGGATCTCCAACTAAACTGCTAGAATCAATACCTTTTTTCAATATTAGATAAGAGTCTATATCAATCTTATTTACATCAGACGAAGGAAAAGACACCCAAACATGCCCATCTTCTGCTTTCCAAAATCTATCCATCGCCATGTTATAATATTCTCCAGAAGTCTCTTTAACAAAAAATTTAAAGAACTTAGCGTCTTTCATAAAATCGTTATTGTTTAAAACAACACTTATTTTATTTGCTTTGTCGGCTAGTTCTTTACTGGCTCTTTTAGCGTCAGATGTATTTTGAACTTGACCAGCAACAACAGGTGTTTCTCTACCATACTGATCAACAAACGTTATGCCAACCTGATAATCTCTAGACGATTTAATAGACGGTTTTACCTTACTACCAACTGTCTCGCTTTCAAAATCAACAGTAATATTTGACTCATACTCATTATCGCTGTTGTCTAGTAAGTCATAGCCCTGCTCGTAGTTAGCGTATACAATTCTACTACCTGTCACGTCCTGAGCTAAAGCTTTTTTAGGCACGTTATCCCAAGGCCTCAATAATTGGTTAGATGGAACGGCTCTATTAACAGCTTCTGACGTCACACTGTACATACTGTTCCAGTTTGCTTGCTTTATAGAGTCTAAAACATAAACATTTGGCGATTTTTCTTCTTTATATAAAACGTCTATAAGCGTAACGCCATCTGGAACAATATTAGTCCCAGGGTACACGTTAACGCTATTAAGTCTATTAGTCATTCCAACGTTGTGACCTTTAATAGGGTCATAATCAAATGAGCCTGGTAAAAATGCCACTGAAGTAAAGGGAGAAAAAGCAGAGTACTCACCGTCTTGATATTTGTATCTTGTAGCGAATCTAGGGAACTTAAACTCATAAAGCTTGTCACCTGTTTCTTGTTTGTCAATAGCATACTTTAGTTCTGTATCACCATCTTGAACTATAGGTGGGATGCCTTCTATATCTAGTACCTCAAACCTAACTCTAGCATTTGTAGCATCTAGATTTTCTATAGAAACAGAATCAATATTACCTACAAAACCTATACTAGTACTACTGTTTGTGAAAAAGAAGTTTTCAGCAAATTGGTTCCAATTATGTACAGTAGCTCCTACATTTATGTCTGTTGTGATATCAAAAACATGGGTTCCATTAGTGGTCATATTACCAGTCTTCCACGCGTAGTTCCAACCGCCATTATTTGTTTGGGAAGATACAATATAAAGCCGTAGCTGACCTTCTGTAACTCCAGATAATTCAACTGTAACTCTGTATGTCTTTGGCGTGCCGCCATCATCCCAGTTAGGCTGGTTGTTGCTAGCATCTCTAATATACTTAAAAACTTTCCAACTAGTAGTGCTGGATGTAGGAAAGTTCCACTCTACTCTATTAAGAGCGCTATTATATGTAATACCGGCAGCAGACCCACCAGAAGCGTCGAACCTCTCAGGCCAAGTTCCAGTAGCATCGGGCGTGATAAAATCACCATTTATAGCCTCTTCACTTCTACTGTCAGTAAACCTATTTTCATTACTATTATTAAATTTTTCAGCTACTCTAGCTTTTATAGTGTAATTTGTTATTGGTAACGTTGGGGCTTGATCATCTATAAACTCCTTAAACAAGACAGTGTCACCATCATTCCACTCTAAAGTAAAATCACTTTCACCGTTTATATCAGTTTCTATTTCAGTTTGAAAACTATCACCAATCCTTAATCCAGAAAAATCATACCTAGTTTGAACTTGATTGGCGCTAAAATTAAATGATGATTCATTATTGGCATTACCCCCAGTAAATGGCCCTGTGATACGCATTACGCCAGTATAAGTTTTATCCTCGTCCCTTTCTGATATTAATTCTATTTTAGGTGCTGATAAAGGCGCTTGCTTAATAACAGTAATATGCTTTTCTTCTATAGGTGTAGAAACGCTAGTCTTTTCGTTAATAAAATCTGTGTGAGTTAGGCCACCGGAATTGGTACCATTGATTGATCTTGGAATATTGATCTTTTTTGGCTCGGAATAATTGTCTGTCCAAAATAACATACCGTCAATTATATTAACGCCAGTTATATAATAAGTGGGGTCGTTAGTCCTGCCATTTTTAAAGTTTAACACATCACCACTTGTGTCAACTAATACTGGACTTATGCTATTGTCTTTTACATTATGTTGAATTATAACATCGCCTTTGTAAGAAGATTGGCCATTAACAATAAAATAATATAAAGTATCGTTTTTTTCGTCCGCTACAGAACCAACACAGTAAGCATCATTTTCAATAAAATCTTGCCCTGAAACTAAAGAGTTACCTAATATATTTTGAACGGTACCAACCTCAGAGCCTTCTGACGTTGACACTTGTACGTTCATCGCGTCTCTATATTCACCGTTTGGAACAAGCCTCTCGTCAAGATCCTTGTTCATCTTACCAGCGGTAAACTGGTGTTTTATCTCAGGCATATACTAGTGTTTTATTTGCTTAGATTTACCTCTAAGTATTTGAGTTAATTCTTCTAATTTAATATTAGATAATCTTAATTTTGCTTGCCTTACAGCTGCAAATTTTTCTTTTTTAAATCTTGGCGCTAATTGTTGGTGGATTGGCAAAGAAGATGTAGATAGTATAGAGTGCGCTATAAATTTATACATTGCTTCTTCTGCAAATTTATGAACCTGCATTTCAGCATCAGTACCAAGGCTGTCACTTATATAATCTAAGATCACAGTTTTTCCTGAAATATTAGAGCTAAAGTGTATTTTTCCTGACATGTTATCTATATAAAAAGATCCATTAGCTTGGGCATGTTGAGGGTCTAATCCAAATCTTGATCCTTCAGCCGGCCAGTAAGTATCATCCTCGTAATCATCATTATTATTTTCAGATGGTGTTGTTGATTTGTAATTTGCCCAGGTCGTAGTATCTTTATCCGGATCTACAAATGTTATTTCACCAGCCGTTACCGCTGTCGTATCGAGCACAGAACTAGAGACGATAATGGTTGTTCCGTCAATATTAACCACCGTTGTTCCAACTGTAAAATGATCATGAGAAACTAACATACCAACTTTTATATCTGCTATGTCAGCGGCGGCGCTGGCTGTTATTTTATCAAGGGGATAACCCGAGGCATTCCAAGTTAAGTTTTCAACTATATAGGAAGATTTTTGTGGTAATATTAAAGACCCATCTTCAGCTGTAAAAGTTAAAGTTGCATTTGTTAAGCTTTCCGTTGGAAAAAAATCAGTACTAGTATCGTTGTCATTGTCTATAGTTATAATCGTAATACCGCCCAAGTTTGATGTAGCAGTAACAACGGCCCCACTTGGTACATAAGGACCAGTCACCGCCATACCAACTAATATGTCTTTATATTCATCATCTAAAGTAATACTACTTGACGAGTCGCTCAACGTTCCAACCGCTTGTAATACAAAATCACCCACAGAATCTTGCAATGGGGCCGAAGATGGATTTGAAGTTTTACTTGTAGGATATAATAAGTGTTTAATACCAGCAGAGTCCACCCAACTAATTTTAGTATAGTTTACGTAGTCTTGTGGCAACGTCATTTGTAATGTAGCGGGAACTGTGATTTCTTGTGCTTTTACAGATTTTAAAGTGTCAAAAGATAATTCTTGTAAAGCTCTTTGAGCGTGAAAAGCGATATCAGCTCTTTTTATTTTTGATATTATTTTGTTCTCACCAACATAAGCAATTTCAAATTGAGTTATAATATCGTCTAAAGAAGTAAATTGATAACCACCAAATGTATTCGATTCATAATATTGTCTCTGCGTAGTACCGTCTAATAATCCCATTTATTTATTGTTTTTCTTGTTGAATTTGAGCGCCTTGAAGTCCAGCCGCAACCTGTGTTAATTGTGGTTTTTCTATAGCAACACCAGCTAGCGCTAGTATTCTATATACCAGTTCTATTTCCTCTGAGCCATGTAGTTCAAAGTCAACAGCACTAGTTGCATTATATAACGGTTTATCATTTACAACTACATAAGACCAGTTTGGTTTTAATGGTTTTTGTATATAACTAATAAGAACACGATCTGTAAATATATACTCTTGATTATCAGCATCCCAAACTGCATCTTCTGGGTTAGGGTATACTTTTAGCGCTTGAGGATTTGTAGAGCCCTTGTATCTCGTGTATACTGGTCTTTTTTTAGACCAAGTGGCTAAAGGCGCTGTGCCATATTTATTTAATTCATTAAGTTGTACTTCTTCAGCTACTACAAAAACACTATTAGCAACGTAATCAACTCTTACCATCTCTAATCTATACAGATTATCAATCTCCGACATCATAACATTTCCAAGACCACCTTCCACCCTAACGTTTTGATCGTATCTTTCAAAAATACTAATTTTCTCTTCAATATTGGTAACCACATCCGAGTGGCCAGTGTTATTACCAGGTAATCTTATAAATTGATTAATATCGTAAAAATATTGCTCAAAGATTTCCATCTGAGCATGGTCGGCAAATAAGTTAAACTCCTGAGGAGTTATATACCCTCTTTGTTCTTTGTTGGCTAATGCCAAAACTTTTTGATATACTCTATCTATACTTACCATAATTTCTTTTTGTTTGTATTTGCAATCGCCCCGTAGAGCGACTGCATCTACAAGTGATTATTATTTTAATCGTTTTTCAATATTGGAGTAAATCTCCATTCCTTCGTCAGTTTTAAACCAAGCAGCTAAAGCTGAGTAAGGGTGTTCGTCAAAAGGAACATTCATTAGTTTTCTATCATTAGATCCCCATGAAAAAGTTCTTTGATCTTGAGATAACTTAATTATCCCCATTTCCGTTGCTTTAATACCAAAGTTTCTTAAAACAACGTTTTCATCATTTACTAAATCTAAGAATAATCTAGGATTTCTTTTAGCATATAGTAACAAATCTCTTTTAAGCTCTTTAGAACTCATCTCTGATACTTTAGAACCAACCTCAACACGCATAACTGCCTCAGCCATATCTATATCTATAGATTGAGCAGCGTTTAATGCCGCTATTTCGGTTTCTAAATCACCAATCTCATCTATAGCCTCAGCTTCTTTATTGACTTCTTCAAAAAGCCTATCTTTTAAAGGATGATATAAGGATAATAACTGTTGTAGTGTTACTTTGTTTTTAGGTACAAATAAACTACCATTTCTAAAAACAATATGTTCTAGCCTCTGCTCTCCTTTCATCTCATCTACAAATACAGTTCTCTGATTGGACGTGTATTTTAACTCTCTTTCATAACCCGCCTCTTTGTCAAAATAGTAAATACCAGACGTTTTGATCGAATAACTTAATGGTGCTCTATCGTTTTTTAAAACATAGAGTCTATCTTTTATTTCCCAAGTATTTTTTTTTGGTTGTGGAACGTCCATAACTGGAGTTTTAATCTTTGGTTGTTTTACAACCGGTGGAGTTGTTTCCACCTCTGTATTGTCTACAGTTAATGTTTGATCAACGCTTTTTTCATTTTTAGTAAAAGCATCTTGCATTTTGTTAAAAATGCCTTTGTTTTCTTTTTTTGCCATAATATAATATATAATAAAATTAATAAAAATAAAGGGACTGGGAAATTAATCCCAGTCTCTTTAAAATAATTGTGCTTAGTTCATTAACATGAAATTGTTTGCACCTTGAACCACTAAGCATCTTTCAGATAAATAGTGTACTTCCATTGCATCTAGATCAGATGTTACAGCTCCAACCGCTCCTGTTACCCAAGTTTTCATTTTTCTTGATTCAGTTTGCGAAGCTCTATATCTAACATGTAAGAATGGACGTTTTAGGTTTTTACCTAAAGTTTGATCGTATACAGACGATACACCCGCTGGAATTATAGCCCCACGAATATTACTAACAGTATCAATCATACCACCTCTAGCAGCTGCATCGTTTAGATATTTCCAGTCAGACTTATAGAAGTCATAAGAACCTCTTCTGAAACCAGAGAAACCTAAGTTTAAAGCCATGTCTTCAGAGTTATTGAATACTCCGTAAGAAGTACCACCAGCCCCATAAGAATTCATAGAAGCTAACATGTCATCCATTGCTAAAGCAGTTGATCTATCAACAAACATCATGTTCTCCTCAATAGCGCCGTTTTTATCAAACTCAGCTAAGATAGCGTCAAATTCTGCTAAATCAGTAGCAGCATTAACACCAGTAACACCAGAAGTTTGATTACCTCTTGCTTCGATAGCAGCGAATAAACCTTCAGTACCAGTCATTGTACCACCAGTAGCTGAATCAGTATTAGTAACCGTAACAGTTGCTGATACAGACTCAAGCATTGCCATTTCTAAATAATCAGTAAATCTAGCTCTAGTATCACCTTCGGCTTTTAAGTACCATAAGTATCCATTCTGACCGTCTTCACCAGAAACTTCAACCCAACCAATTGCAGACGCATCAGATCCAGAGATCTCATACTTGTCTTTTAATATGATTGGTTTGTTGCTATAAGATTTGAACGTTGGCGCGTTAGCCCCGTCTCTTCCTGTAACACCTTTAACGTACTCAGAACCGTAAACTAATACACTAACGTTAGTTGTACTAGCAACACCAGCACCAGCGATATTCGCGTGAGTATAAGGTAATACTGCAATAGTATCAGCAGCCACGTCATTAACGAAAGCTCTAATAGTTGCATTAGCGTCTGAGATTAATACCATGTCACCTTTACGTATACCGTGTGTAGATACAGATGCAGAACCATCAGTTTCGTTAACAATAGTAATTGTATTAGTTGATACAGTACAATTTTTGTAATGTAAATGTAATCTACCTTGCTCAGACCAAACAACTTGGTCAGAGGCCATAGCTTCTTCAGCTCCAACTTGTGATAAGAAACCTGAGATAGTTCTGTTTCCAAAAATCTCTGCTTCTTTTTCCATCAAGTCTGGTAGGTATTGTTGCGACCAGTCATTCCCTGAGGAACCGTCAGCAAAGTCAATATATGCAGACGCAAGCGTCTGTTTTCTTGGCGATGGTGTCAATGCACCCGCCGTTACTCCTGTAATTGCCATTTTGTAATAATTTTAAATTTTTATTTATTTTTGTTTTTAATTTTAAACTTAAAATCAGAAGAATCTTCTCCTAGCACTTTGAACTTCAAACCACCTGCTTCAATCTTTCCATGAGCTTGTCTTGGATTCATATTAACATTTTTGGCCTTAGCAACACTATCTTTCATAGCATCAGCTTTTCCTTGTTCATAAAAGTGTTTTGCAACAGCGTCCGCATTCATCGCCGTGTATAGAGATTTGTGATAACCCTTAGCGTCTGTTAAAGCAGAATTCTTATCCAAAAACTTTTTGGTGAAATTACTTATATCGCTCTGGGTATTTTTAACCTCTTCGGCGTTGTTTACATTAAACCTGTATTTTTTATCACCGACGTTATATTCAAAACCTTTGAACTTGTCGTTGAAAACATTATTTGTTTTCTGTGTAAAAATGTCAGAGTTTGTTTTAACTGTTTTTTTAGTTGCTTCTGACTCCTTGTTGTATCTATTAAAGAAATCAACTGCTTTCTGCTGCTCACCCGTGAGCTTTGAACCAGCTTTAATTTCTTCATAGTATTTGGACTTTTGCCCGTCCAGATGGGCTCTAGCGCTGGCAACTTGCTCTTTTAGCGCTAATTTCTTTCTTCGTATATCTCTATCTTCATCAACTTCTTCGTCATAAGAGAACGAATCTTCCATAAGGAAGTTAATTTCTTCGTTATTTAAATGAGGTTTTGTTTGCTTGTAGTATTCGTATAATAGATTTTGATCATCTAATTTTGAATAATCTTGGTTAAGCTTTACATAGTCATTTAAATCTCCACCAGTTTCTTCCATAAAGTCCATTAACTTTTGGATATTCTCTGGTAATGGTTTACCGGTTTCTAAGTTTTCTTTAATAGCTTCTTCTGCTTCAGTAGCCATTTCTTCAACTTGCTCTTCAACTTCTTCTTCAGTAATTTCTTCTAATACTGGAGTTTCTTGTGTTTCAGCTTCCGGTTGTACTTCTTCTTGTTCTTGTGTGGGCTCGGCGTTTTCAGACCCTGCAACCACTCCGCTGTCGTCAGCGTTATCTTCTTTAGTTTCATTTTTCTCTTCTTTTGGTGTTGGTGGTTTGTTTAAATCTACTTTTATAACACTATCGTCACCAGCAGATTCAAATTTACTTTCATCAACTTGTTCAGTTGTTTCTTGGGTAGTCTCTTCAACTACTTGTTCATCTTTTTCTTCCATAATATAATATAATAATAATTAATAAATTTTAACTAGGGTCAAACGCGCCTAAATCAAATCCCCCGCCTAAGGTATCATTACCTGCGGATTCAAAGTTTTTAGGTGGTTTTCCACTATTTCTTTGTTCAATCATTTCTGATTGTTGTGTTGCTTGAATTTTTGTTCTCTCGTCTTTTCTATCTTCCTTTTGCTTTTCTCTATCTTTCATTCCATCAACTTCAACTCCTTTTAATTGCATGTTGTATTGGAATTCTAGGGCCATTAACTCTTTCTTCATGGCAACTTCTTGTTGCATTTTCTGAGCGTCAATTTGCGCTTTCATTTGCTCAAGTTGAGCCTTATTTTGTGTTAATGCTTGTTCTTTTTGAACTTCAGTCTGGGCAGCCGCTTGAGCTGCTTGAGCGTTAGATTGGGCTTGCGCTTGGATATTTTCTAATTGCAACTGTCTGTCTCTTTCTTGTTTCTTAGCTCTTCTTATCTTTAACAATTGGTTTGCTAGTTTAACATTTTTTATATCCCTAACATCAATAGCATCTTCAAGTTCTATGCTTTGTTGTTGCAGCGCCATTTGTATATTGTTTTCTAACATCATTTTTTCTTCTTCATCTGGCATTAAATCTATAAATATACCAAAGTCATATAAATGCAGATCTTGCATTTCTTCTAATGTAGCTACATTATGCACGCCTATCGCTTGAATAAAAGCGTCTTTAGTTGGAGAATACTCTATAATGTCCGAAACTCTAAGTGATAAACACTCTGCTGTTTCAGCAGTTAAATATAAACCAGCCTGCAGTATATGTCTAGTTGCTGTATTAGAATTAGCAGCAGCTAATTTTTGCACCCCCACTAAAGCATTTTTATCTGGCATACTACCGTCTCTAGCTTCGTTAAGTCCGGTTACGTCTCTTATCATTTGTAAGTAGTAATTATAATTACCTATAAGAGCTTGCATTTTGTTACCGCCAGATCCAGATGTTATTTCTTGAATAGGTACTTTACCAGGATTCATGTCGCCTTCACTTGTGAATGATCTACCTATAACACTACCAGTTTGAAAGAACATGTTTAATGCTTCTTGTGGATTGTAGTTAGTTCCATTACCCAAATCAACTTCTGCCAAACCATCTGCGTCTAAATAAACACCATCTGGCACCATTCTAGCCATTACTTGTTGTAATTTCAAATGAGTTAACTGTATCATATCAGCAAAACCAGTTATACGTTTCACTAATGAATCTATTTTTCCATTATACATTCTTGGCGCTACAATAGCATAGTTCATTTTTACTTTAGTAAAGTCACTTTTAGGACGCATCATATTAGATGCCATTTCCCATCTAAGTAGTTTGTCAGTGCCTAAAATCATAGCGCCGTCATATAGACACTCTACAGATCGCAGCATTCTACTATATCCACCCTCTTTTTCTTGTGGTGGATTAAACGTGTCGTCTTTAGGTATAATTTTATCAGCACCTGTTCCAGTTTCTTTCACTTTATACACTTCGTTCATGTACGATTTCCAGTTGAAATATAAAACTTGAATAGTATTATTGTCCTCCTTATCATAGGCATGTATAGAGTTGTAATTAGATCTGTTGTTGGGTTTGTTTTTCATTATATCCTCAAGATCAACTTCTGTTAAATGAGGAAATTGTTTTGCTAATTCATTTACAGGGATAGTTTTAACCTCACCAACATAATATATATCGTCAAAATAAGGTGACTCAGTGTAAGAATAGACCAAGTTGGCTGGATCTACATAATCTATAACAACACCCTCAGAGGTATTAAACGAGGTTTTAACAGCACCTATACCCAACACCGTTAGATCATAATAAAACTGCTTTTTAATTAATTCGTATTTATTACCTTCCATTAAAACATTTAAAGCTTGTTCTTCTGCTAATTCTACAGCCTGCTTGTAAGTTAACTGCATGTGTAATTCTAACTCTTCTTTTGTTTCAGGCAAAGTATCCTCATCATTCTCAGCTATAGATATTCCAAAGGCCTCTTTAGAAAATTCATTTAACTCTCTTGTTCTCATATCTGAAAGTATGGACTCCATATATTTTGTTCGCTTGGCAACACCATGTGGGTCTTGCGAGAACGCTTTTATGTCATAAGTTCTTTCAGCAATACCGTTCACAACTATATCCACAAATTTAGATATAATAGGTACTGGTTTCCAGTCTAAATTTAAATAGGACAAATCACCGTTTATAGATAATTCATCCTTGTATTTTTGAATTGATTGCTCGCCACGAGCGTACAACCTTAAACTATGAAAATTGTTTTGATTAGATTTATATCTATTAAGACTTCTATCATTATTAAACCACTCTTGCTCTATTGCTTTACCAACCTTTAAACCATAATCGTAGCTCAGCTTTTCAGCGTCACTTACAGTTTGATTTGGAAAATAACTATTGCCAGACTCTGCCATATATTTATTTTATTATTTGTGAATTAGTCCCAGTATTACTATACTTGGAAATGTTTATATTTAATTTAGGTTTTTCAACCTTAGCGTTTGGCGCATATAAATGCCTATTATTTGCCATAATAGCCAAACCAGAACTTATAGACGCATCATACTTCGTTCTTTTGTTTATATCGAACCTACTCCAATCATTTAACAAAGCATTGAAATACAAGTCTCCAAAAGTTCCATCTTGTTTCACGCCTACGTGATCTTGAATATACATCTCGATTGCTGCCGCGTGAGCTTGTTTTATATCCTCACTAGAGTTTGGTATTCCACCAACTTCTTTCTCCGCTACAGATAATTTATTCCATATTTTATCAGGTCGATTCATAGAAAAACCTCTATACCCTCTTCTTCTTAAATAGTATAATAATCTAGGTTTATTATTCTCCGCGAGTATTGGCATTCCATAAAACACTAACGCCATTAAAACATCTTCAAAGAATATTTCAGCCGTAGGTGGTCTTGATAAGTATTCTAAAAAGAAGCTATTCGCAGGAGCGTCCTCCATACTAAACCTGGTTAAGCCGTGTAGTGCTCCTTTAGATCCTTCTCCATCTACGGTTCCCGATATATCATAAGAGTCACAACCAAATGCCCCCATGTGTTCATTACCAGGATATTTTATACCATTTTTTAAAACCACTCTATTTTGTATGCTAGAAGGTGGAACCCAACTAACTTTAAATCTACCCTTTGGATCTGGATAGAATATCACTTGTGAATCTTTAATTCCATTGACCCATTGAAAATTACCTTGAGTAACTCCTAGGGTTCTAGACATTTCTTCGTTGTAATCTATCTGCTCGTATATCTTAACTAAGTTAAATATACTACCTTTTGATTCATCCCTAAACGCGTGCTCTGTAGTTCTTGGGAACTGTCTGTAGAATTCGTTTAAAGCATCTTGATCTCCTTTTAAGCCATCTACTTCATTTTGCCAACTATCTACTACTCCTATATCTATTAGTTCACCGTCTGGGGCAAACACATCTGTGTCAGGAGTAGTGAATACTGGAACTCCGTGCTCGTCAATAAATCCTTCGTAGTTCCACTCCATTGGGATAAACAAAGAGTATAAACCAGACTTTGTCTGACCATTTCTATTTCTTTTAGTGACGTCTGATGCATTGTATAGTTTTTTGAAGTTATCTCCACCTTTATCTAGGGCGTTGGAAGTTGACCCCATCATACACTTACCTATAATCCTACTACCTAATCTAAGACATGTTTTTGTAACACGCCAGTTGTTTAATATATTATCTGGTCTTTCCCATTTACCACTTTCATCATGTACTAATAATGCTAATTTTTCACCATCATAACTATTGTCACCTGTATTCTTCCAATCAATAGTAGTGTCTAACCCTTCAATTTCCTCCATGCCATCTGTAGCTGACATTTTCTTTCTTGTAAATTTACTAGCAGGCACTCTATAAGCAAGTTCGGATTTAGGACGATCCATACCATCTTGGACAGGTTTAAAAAAGAATGGATAGTTAATCGATATAGGAACAACTTTGTCTGTGAACATTTTTTTCGCATCTGAACCTGTTTTAGATAGTATCCCATATCTACTATCACTCGATATAGTGGCCAAATTAACTGTTTCTGCAGATGACATGAACGAAAACCCTGATCTTCTGTTCTTTAGATAACACATACCGTAACATCTTTTGTCTGCTTTACAAGCCTCCCAGAATATAAAGAACAATCTATTTGCGTCCCTAAAGTCTGGAGCTCCAACATCTATCTTGCTCCATTGCAAGTACATATAATGAGTTCCTACTATATAAGTTGGTTTACCATTGTTCATAAACCAAAACCCTTCGTCTCTTCTTTTAAACTCCTCGTCTATATAATCGTACCACTGATCTTTTTTCTCTTCAGGATAGTTTCTCCAATCAAATATATTCTTTAAACGAGATAATTCTTTAGGTTGTTCAAATTTTACCCATTTGTTTTTGGGGTGCACGTACACTCCTTTTGGTTCCAACGGCAAGCCAATTCGCAAACCTTGGATTTCAATGACTTCACCAATTTTTCCCGTCTTTGAGATAACAACAATATCATGTTCTTTATTATATCCATATTTCCATTTTTTACCTTTGTTAAGACGACTAATAGTCGTTTTTTTAATTGGTTCTATTATTTTAAATAAATCTTGCTCGTACATCACTTAGATCTTCCCTCTGCAAATCCTCTAAAAACTGTTTCCTTTTTCTCTTCAGGTTCCTTGCCTTCAAGCAAGTTCTCTTCTTCTTGGATTCTGTTAAGTATTTCAAATGCATCAAATATAGCTAGCTTTTTAGTAGCCGCAGCATTCTTTAATCTATCAGCTGATATATCGTCGTCAGAATCTACAATAGGCTCTTTAGCGACCTTAATCAGTTCTTCCACTGCTCTCTGCCCAGCTTGGATTATATTCTTCTTCGTCTCCTTGATATTCATATTTGATTGTAATAAAATTAGATAAAACTCTATATAGTCTTTCACCGTCAACTATAAATTCATATTGACTACTTGGTCTAAAACCAACTAAGTCATTTACTTCTACTGTACCGTCTGAATATTTAACAATACCTTGTAGAGGTTTTTCAGATTCAATATTAAATTGATCTATTGCTTTTAAAGGTTTTACAAAACAATAACCTTTTGGAGCTGTCCACTTATCTTTTCTTTTGTATAAAAATATTTGATCGTGGCTTATAAAATAAGTAGACTCATTAAAATAGCTTCTACTATTTTTCTCTATACCTTTTACATTGTGCCATCTTCTAAAAACATTGTGATGCACTATAACTGTGTCTCCAGCTTGTATTTCCGTATGTCCCGCTATAGGCGTAGATATAACAGTTGCCTCTCTATTTACATATTGATGATTAAAAATTTCAGTATTAAGTATTAATTCTGAATCACCAACTTTTGTAGTATTATTATATCTTTCTCCTTTTGGCGTTACAACAAAGTTGTGAACGCTTTTCATTAGTACTCAAGATTATATTCTACAGACACCGCCATGTTTTTATTAAAGTCTTTCCAAGGTAAAACGTCTTTATTCTTTTTAATATATATAGAATACTTTTCATCTTCTTCTAATATATCACAGATAGTATGACCACCATACACTTCTTGCCCCACGGCATAGTGCATAGCGTCATTTTTATAGTCCTTACCTACAGAAATCTTACGAATTAGCTTCGCCATCTTCTTTGTAGTTTATAGTGCCATCGTTAATATTAATATCAACAGTGCCATATTCTTTTTCAAGTTCTGTTTGTAGTGAATGTAACACTTCTTGACTAGCAGAAACTTGGTGCATTAAAGCGTGTTTTTTTGTTTCTATAGTGCCTATTTCAGAATGTGCCCTGTTTATAATACCTACAGTTTCTTGAATTCTTTTCAACTGCTCATCACTAACCTTTTCAGGTTTAGCGCTTTTAAGTTCTTTAATTTTAGAGTTTGTACCCTTTGTTTTTGTTGTTGCCATTTTTATTTAATTTAAGTTAATTTAATTTATTTTATTTTTCGAAATGCAGTGTTATTCTAATTGGATGGACATTGTACAGGCTTTTATCATTAACCTGTGTATTTAATAGTTCCGCAGTCATTGTAAAGTTCGCGTCGTCATCACCAATAGTTCTAATTGTTCCATATTTAACGTCATCTTGATCGTCAATAACATCACCCACAGCAAAGTGTAATCTAGCGTCAACACCATCATACGTTATATCTGCTTGAGAGGTGCTATTAGTACCATCTGTTATTATGCCAGATTGAAAATCAATTGCTCCACCTGCTAAACCAGCTATGTAGTATTTGTCCAAGCCAACATTACTACCGCTACTTGGTTCTGGAACTAAAACTAGTTCACAAGAAGATATTGTTGATTGATATGCTGTTCTTATACCTACAATATCAGAAGTTGCACTAGGTACTACACCTATAATATCTGTTCTGCTAAAAGTTGTTATCTCTCCGTTTGCAGTACCAAGTGAAGTTGGCGATGTATCTGGAACTGGTCCTTTAGCAAATAATAAATCTATGCCAGCAGGTTGCACGGTTGCTCCTGCGTCTCCTTTTGATCTCATAGAGATAGTAGCACCTAATAGTTTAGCTGTTCCTCTTGGTATCTCAAATGAAGTCCAATCAAAAACAATATCACCGTTTACAAAAGCAGCGTGTTGTGCTGATGCTTTAACGGTAGGTTTTATTTCTGGTGAATTAAAGTAGTTTGATTTCATCTAAGTTAATTTAATTTGTTTTTATTATTCTCCGAAGTATGCTATGATACCTCCACCGTCTTCTGTTTCAACCGTACAAGACAACCATCTACCGTAGATAGTTTCACCCTCAGCAACTAAAGCCATGTCTGTGCCTGTTGTTGTAGCGCGACCACCTGTACCGTGAACAGTGTCGTTTGGGTTAGTGAAGTATATTGTTTGACCATCAGTACAGACAAAATCCGTATCTAATTTTATCTCTTTTACATCACTACCAACATTTACAGCTGATACTTTTGTCCCATAAGGAACACCAACACCATCAACGTACCAACCAACCGCATAACCTTTTGTTGCGTAACTAGTAGTCATTGTTATAGCGGTTCCTGCCGATATAGTTTCAGAGGCTCCGTGATCTACAATGTCACTAGCAGTTCCTATGTGGGCTGCAGCTTCAGAATTTGGGTACATTGAAGAGTCAGCTGCGACTAATTTTGTCATTACATTAGACGTTGTTGTTAATCCAACTGCACGGATAGCTATAATATATTTACCGTGTGGTGCCGTAATTTTGTTTGCGGCTAGATCTGAGTAAGCGGCACCCGTTATTCTACCAGTCCAATCGTTTGTTACTATTGCCATAATTTTATTTTTTTACTTTTTCTAGTGATCTACCGCCAAAATAAGCACCGATCACAGTTATTAATACTAATTGCAAAAGATCTATGTAAGAATCTTTCACATTGAATTTTATTGCACCAGCGTCAATAAATATTAACAGCATGGTGCACACTATTAAAAATATTAAGACCATTGGCCTAACATTCTTACTTAGCCAAGAGTCTGATTTTAAATCTGCTTCCCAGCGAGAGGTTATATTCTTCTCCATCTCAACCTCGTAGTTAGCAATTAGTTCTTTTATTTTTGCCTCTGCCTCTAATCTTTCTTCGTCAGAAGTATGTAGGTTGTCTATTACTCCTCCAACACCTTTTACAAGGTCTGCTGCTCCACCTGAAAATAGTTTACCTAACATATATTATTTCTTTGCGAATTTCTCTATACCACTTATACCGAAGCATCCAAGCACTACAAGCACAAATGAATCATATACAAATTCATTAATCATTAGATCTCTTCCTAACCAACCGGTTACAAGATCTACTATCATAATCACACACATTATTGCAAATGCAATGAATCCTACGATAGATTTTTCATTCCAACTGTTATTGTCTTTAAATATTTCCATTATTTTTTGCAAGAGCATTTAGAACCCGTGTACTTTTTACCACACTTTCTACATTTCTTTTTTCTTGTGTTTCCATATCCTCTTTTACTTGGCATATTATCTATCTTTATCTTTAATCATATCATCTATAGCTTTATTATAAACTTTATCTGTATATGATTTATTATTGTAAAAAACACTTCGTTCTGAAGTGGGCAAGTCTTCCTCACCTAATAGGATTCTATATATCCTACTAATCATTTGAGAGCATTTCCAAGAGGTTTTAAATACAGAGTACATTATCGTCGTACGATTTCTATGTCTCCAGGTTTCTATCCAACCTTCTCTTTTTAATCTCTCCCATCTTGCTTTATCCCACGAATATGTATAAACTCCGTTGATAAAATCGTTTCGTGTAAATCTTCCTTTACAATCTAAATAAATTAATAATTCTAAATCTGCGTCTTTTAACCCGTAAGTTTTACAGACCCACTTTCTAGTGAGCCTGTAATACTTAAGGATATTTAATTCACGCAGATCCTGCGCGGTTAGTCTCAAATTATGCTACTCCGTAGGTAATAGCACAAGATGCAATTGAGCTGTCTAATTGTATTGAGTTAACATCATCACAAACAGTAATAAAACCATCTGTGTTTGGACCAGAATTCAAGTGAGAAACTAAAGTTCTCATAACTCCTTCGGCTAAAGTTCCAGCGGCAAGAGTCAATACAACCTTATCGTAAGCAATTGCACCGGCTGTAACAGCGGCAGTTTGAGCGGCCATAATAGCCGTAGCGTCACCACCCGTGTTGTCTATAGTGTAAGCTGGTTGTGCAAAAGTATTTACCACTCTACTTGAAAGCGGTTTAGAGCTTTTAAATCTAAACTCAAGAGAAGTATCTCCTTCGTGTGTTAATGATAACATGTTGCTAAGTGGGTATGTAGTAGCGTCGTTATCGGCGTCGTTAAAAAATAAGAATTTTTCCATTTTATATATATTTTTTTTAGTTAATAATTATGCTACTGCGTAAGTTATTGCACAAGATGCAATTGAGCTATGTATAAACACACTGTTTACATCATCACATATAGTTATAAAGCCAGTTGAATGAGGAGCCTCGTTAATACCTCTGCATATCGCGCTAACCGCGTCTTTTGCCAAAGTTCCAGCAGTCACAGTTAAAGTAACGTCATCGTAAGCAATCGCTCCAGCAGTTATAGCCGCTGTTTGAGCTGCTTTACCTTGAATATCATCACTTCCTTCATCAACAGTTGTTATTGCTGTTAGACCTGGTGTTGCAACTACTCTTTCTGATAAAGGCTTAGAGCTTGCAAACCTCATCATTACCGTATCGTTAGCTTCATGTGATATAGACAATAAATTGTCTAGTGGGTACAATGCCGCGTCATTATCGCCATCGTTAAAAAATAAGAATTTTTTCATTTTTTGTTTTTTTTGTTAATTAATAATTTTTTTGTTTTAAGTTTAAGGTTTTGGGGTTATGGTTTAGGTTAATCTACTAGAACAACGTCACCATCACGAATGACTCTATAAAGAGTATCTCTCCATGATATGTCGTGCCCAGCATGTTTATCGTAATATATCGTGTCATTATCTTTTAAACCTTCTACAAGATTTCCACACGATATTATTTTTGCTTTTATATAACGGTTGTCTACATCAGTATCGTCCGTCATTATAAGACCAGCAACCTTTTTAGGTTCTGTCTTTATTCTGTCTACTATAATATATCTATTGATTGCTTTCATTTGTTCTCATATTTGAAATTACACAATCTGCAGATATAATTGTTGATACTACGCTCACTGCATTTTTGAGCGCCGATTTTGTAACCAAAACCGGATCGATTATCCCGCTAGCTATCATACTAACGGGTTTGCCAGTTATAACGTTGATACCAGTACCTTCACTAAGATCTGTAGATGCTTTTAATCCAGCGTTATCTAATATAGTATGGAAAGGAGCGGTTATAGCTTTAAGCAGTATCTCTTCACCGACGCAGTCGGTCGAAATTTTTTGAGACGCATTTAATAGTGCTACACCACCACCAGGAACTATCCCTTCTTTTAACGCTGCTTTTGTAGCGTAAATAGCATCTTCTATTCTATCTTTCTTTTCTTTGAGTTCAACTTTGGAATCAGCGCCTACTTTCACCATTCCAACAGAACCTGATAGCATAGCTAGTCTCTCTCTATGTTTCTTTTGTATAAACGGGTTTTTCTCCCACTTATCTATAGTTTTCTTAATACTCTCAATCCTCTCTTCCATTTCGTCCTCTGGAGTTTCTATAGTAAGAACTGTATTTTTATCATCAGTTATTGCTGAGTACGCTTGACCTAAACAATCCACATCTATAAGATCTAAATCATCACCAAGTTGTTCATTGATTACTTTAGCTCCAACAAGGAATGCTAAGTCAGCAACTGTGTCATCTTTAGTGGGACCAAAGCCTGGTAAGTCAACTATATTAACTTTTATGTTACCTTTCACTTTATTCATAAGAAGAGCAGCTTTAACCTGTTGGTCTACTGGAGCAACTATAAGTAATGGCCGCTTAGTCTTTATAACATGCTCTAATACTGTTTGTATTTTTCTTATGTTTGGGATTTCTGAAGATACTATTAATACTAATGGGTTATCAAGCTCGCATATCTGCTTGTCCTTATCAGTAACAAAATGTGGAGATGTGAGTCCTGAATCTACTTGTACGCCGTCAACTACCTCTACGTATGTCTCTTCAGTTGGAGACTCTTCCATTAATACCACACCATCTTTACCTACTTTAGTATAAGCTTCTGCTATAATCTTTCCTAGTTCTGCATCATTGTTGCAACTAATTGAACTAACAGATTCCAGCATATCGCCCTCGATCTTGACAGAAATCTTATCTAGGTAATCATTTACCTTTTTTAGACCGGATTTAATCCCGTCTTTTACTTCTCTAATAGTTGTATCACTATTATTTGCTTCTTTTAACAGAGATTCAGCAAGGACGGTAGCTGTAGTAGTACCATCACCTGCTTCTCTCACTGTATTTCTAGCAGCTTCTTTAATAAGGGTAGCGCCCATATTTTCAACCGGGTCAAATAAGACAACTGATTCTGCTACAGTTACACCGTCCTTTGTTATGACCGGGAGTCCTCTGGCGTCTTCGTAGATAACGCACTTTCCAGATGCTCCTAGGGTTGATTTCACTGCTTTTGCTAGCTTTTCAACACCAGCAACTACTTTTTTATTAGCGTTATCGCCAAAGTTCACGTCTTTGACAATCTCGCTTGGTTGATTGTATTCCATATTTGATTAAATTTGATTAAATTATATTATTTTGTGAAAAATAAGATATAAAGTCCCATGATTGAGATGTAATAAAGGCAACATGTTACTATTATTCCAACCCAACCCAGGGTTATTAGCCCTATTTTTTCAAGTAACTTCATTATTCGAAAGTTTTTACAACCTTTGGCCCTTTCGTAGCCTCTAATTTATCCGTAAAGTGCTTAACACTGCCATTTATAGCGGTTTCTGCACCTTCTATAGTTTCTCTTCGTGTAACATCTTGCCAAGTATCCTCTTTATCGGGATTTAAGCACTCTGTTTGGTAGAATCCGTTAGGTAATTGGGTAATTCTCCAATTTTTCTTCTCAGAGAGGTGTTTCCAATGTTTAATTGTTGTTTCATTCGGTTTAATTGTGCCAGTCGAGCTGGTCTTGTAGTATAAATAAGTCATTTTGGTTTTATTTTTGGTTAATATTGACTTGGTTTAGGGTATTTCCCTATTTTTTTGATCCTTTATATTTAGGATTATAATGTTTTTGTGCTAAATCGTATGGTAGATAACTCTTTTTTTCGGTATAAGTATCTTCTGTATTCCATTCATCACCCATTGTATCATCCCACGTGAAGGTATATTCCTTTGTATCGTGTCCGTACCAACTACTTAAATCTCCAGTCTCAGATCCTGTATATCTTTTTCGTATAGCTTTATCCGCTTTACTTCCGGGGATAACATTATGTAAATTACCGTCTTTATCCCAGGCACGCAGTTTACCTGACTCTAGCCAGTTTTTTTGATCCCACTGGTATCTCCACTCATCACCAGGCGCTGAAGGTAAGTGAATATCGGTAGTTCTTCCTTGCTCCCTTAAATCACCTGGACTACTTTTTTGTGCTGGATTTCTATATGATGCCGTGGTTGAACCAATAGTCGGTAGTACTGCGTTAGGATCTGGGGCTTGATATGTAGAGCCTGGTTTTGTAGTTGGAGTAGTTGTAGCTCCACGCTCTTGTTTCCTCATTCTAACATCATAGTTAAACTTAGATTCACCTGGCCTCATGCGTTTTTCTTTAGAAGCAAAATCTCCATGACCGTATTTACGATCCATGTCTCTCTTTATATTTGTTTTCTTTCCTCCGAATCCTGGTAGTTTAAATCCACTCATATCTTATTTTTTATATCTAGATGATTTGTTTCTAGATTTTGATGTTTTTTTCATTGTCTTAGTACTAAAGCCCTCTTTCTTCGTTCCTTGACCATCATTTCCTCTGTTTGCTTTAACAGACTTGAATCTACGATCTTTATGGTCATAGTCTTTTCCTTTAATATCTTTACCCGCTTTTATAGCTTTTCTCCTTTTTACTTGATTCTCAGCTTTTTTCGCACGTCTATCTGGTGTCATCGCAGCTTTCTTGTCGCGAATAGCTTTTGCTCGTTTAGCGGTTGGAGATAGTTTTTGTGTCATACTATTTTTATTCTTCCGTTGTTGATCTAACCGGTCTTCCTTGGAATCTTTTATATATACTTTCAATAGATTTCATTAAATCATTTTTTTCCTTATCAGTGAGTGGTTCCTCATTTTTATGGGTTAAATATCCCTTGGAGATGTGGTGCTGTATATCTGAGAGTGCTCCTTTTGGGAATACAGGTTTTCCATCAACGCTTTTAATGCCTAGTACTCTTGCATAATCATCCGGAATACCATCCGTGCCATAGTTGCTTAAAAGTTCTTGTGCATCTAACACGGGTTTCATTGTTTTTCGCTCTGTGCCTTGTTTAGAAACCGTATTATAAGACTTTCCATATAATGGATGGTTTTTAGATGTGATAGTAACTTTTTGAACTGTATTACCATCTTTATTTTTAGACCATTCAACATTTCCATACTTGTAAAACTCAACTTTATTACCATTAGGTGATTTAGCTTTAACGTCCCAGCCCCAGTCATCTGTTAAGGTGCCTAAGACTGTAGAGAATTCGCCTTCATTGAACAAATCTATAACAGAAGAAACTTCGTCATATCTTTGGTCACCACTACCCCTGCTTATTGTGAAACTTCCATCTTGGTTCGGTTTATAAGATACAGTGCCTGTCTCACTAGTAGTGTCTTCATAGTCGTAACTTAAATCTGTATTTATATCTTCTAAAGAAGCGTCTGCATAGTGCTTACTTGAGAAATCTGTTAACTCTTTAAACTTTTTAAACGTGTCATCAGTATCGTTAGTAGTCATAGAGCCATCATTGCTTTGCATTTGACTCGCCTCAACCCCATGGTTTGGTATATTAACCTCACTAGCACTAACTTCTACCGGGTTGATCAAACTTGGGTCGGCATCCATAGATGTATTTTTTAAAGCGCGTTGTGAGTTTTGTTTTACCATATTCTAATTATCACATAGTAAGTAAGTAATTTACACTATGACAATAGCCTATTACTATCTATCTCTAATAATCTATCTCTACCCTTAGATATTACCTTGGTAATATCCTTAGGTAAGGAGATTATTTCTTCATGTGTAATTTCTGATTTCTAATATACATAACACCACTAGGTATATGGAACAGCTCTCTACCCATAATATCATATGATCTGCTATCAACAGGTCTTAGTGGGACTTCATTTACACTGAGAACATTATTCCACTCTACCCACTCGGTACCATTGTACACTATCCACTCACACACGTCGTAACACGTATGTATTGTTTGCCAAGTAGTATCTGATACATAAGCAGTGTAACACACTTTCACTGTATCTGTAAGTTGTATTATTGGAAATGATGCCCATGCTCCATTACCAAGAAAGCAAAGTTGCAGATTACAAACTGCCCATGCAACACTTACAGTATCACAATAATTATCTAAAGAGTCTGTTGTCTCAATCATTACACTGAAGACACCGTTAGTGTTTGGTAGTACTGAGTATGATATAGAATCACACCAATCAACCTGCGCGCTAGCATTTAATCCAAATAGGATCAAAAGCATTAAGATATATTTTTTCATAGTTGTTGTTTTTAATTAGTATTATATATTTATAGTTACTTGTAGTATGCGAATTTTTAAAGTGTGACACTTGCCTGTTACTAGTATCCTTATTAACAACCTAATGTCACATAAAACACGTTGTAAATATAGAATTATAGTGCTGCCCCCTATCTCTCTGATACCCAGCCCATTATAAAATCGAAAATCATTTAGCCCACGGGCCTGATAATCAACGTGTTACGTCAAAAGTTTTTGCATTTTACTATTTTATATATATAATACAACAACTAATTTTTACAAACTAAATACGATATCATTTGGATAATATATATGTAACAACTAACAAACAAATACTCGTCGTTGAGTACATTTAGCGAGTATAAATAATACGAATGACATTACAAATGTAAACTATGTACAATATAATTTACATATGTGAACACACAAGTGCAGAGCAATGTATGTACTATAATAATATCAACAAAACAAAGTATATACTTTTACAATGTAAATACGACAGCAAATGGATAATATAAATGAACAAACAAACTAATAAAAATAAATAAATAACTTAAAATTGAAATTATGTCAAAATTAAACAAAGTTGAAGAACTTAAAACTAAAAGATTTGTAATTAGAAAATCATTAATTGGTAAAAATGTAGTAATAACATTTACTAATAAAAAACAAGAAAATGTATCTTATAATCATGATGAAGTGTATAATGCACATTCTGAGAAATTTGAAGCAATGAACTGTTTTGCTAAATACAAAAGTTATACTAATACAAATGCAGTTCCAGCATTTTGTAGAAATCTTCAAACAATTACTGAATAATAGTAAGTAATTTTCTTGAACAAAAGTCGAGTTAGTTCACTATTCCCTCGTATAATCAAATATGAATAGTACAGTGTAGTAATGGTTTTTGTGAGTTCGATTCTCACACTACAACTAAAATATATAAAATGAAACAAATAATTAAAATATACTTTTACTACTCATATATAGTATTATTAGTATTCACAATCAGTCAAATAATAAAGTAATATGAAATTTACTTACACACATATAACTAAAAATTACACTGAAATAACAGAGTATAAAGTAACTAAAGGTAAAGTAATTACAAACAAAATACGACACAAGTCGGATAATATAAATATAAAATAAATAAATATGTACGAAGCATTAGAACACTGGAAAGAATATAACAAGAATAAAAACAAATAGTATGAGAGATTTTAGCATAACTAAAAAAGAAGGCGAGTGGTATCACGCGAAAGTAACTGATAGTTTTGATAACAAATATGATAACTACTTTGAAACTGCTTATGAAGCAAATGAGTGGATATATCAAGTGTGGGAAAAAGAAGAGTGGTTTAACTCAGTAAACTCACAAGAACTATTGTACAACGCAATACAAGAATGTAAGAAAATAGATGAAGAAAATAGTATAAATAAAATAATGTAACATGAGTAAAACAATTGAAAAAAACGTAGCAGAAATAATAATGGTAGGATTAGTAGCAATGATATTACTATCAAGTTGTGCAAGTACATCACCTCACCACGCTTGTGGTATTACTCCACTAAATAAACAATACATGAAAAAGTGTAGATAATGGGTGGATGGATAGTACTAATATTGATCACTGCAATGTGTTATGGCGCATTAATGAAAGAAGAAT